GAGCGTTGTTGGACTTGAGGATGGTCATGCCCGCGGCCTCACCGACCACGCCGTTGAGCAGCGTGGAATGAGCGGACTCGGCGCCAGCGACGAAACGGCTGTCCTTGCGCAGCAGACCGTAGAAGTCCGGGGTGACGATGACCCAACGGCCCGCGTCGGGCACGTTCTGCTTATCCAATGCGGTGGCCAGATCCACGATGGTGTCGTACGCCTTGGTGGCGGTGGCGCCGGAAATCGGGTCGAGCTTGCTCTTCGCGCCTGCTGCCATCAGGCCGGCCAGGTACTGGTCGGTCAGGTCGCGCAGCTTGTAGGCGGCGTCCCGGGAGTATGCGGCGGTCAGGTTGTTCATGGCCTGGCGCTTCTCCACGTCGTCGATTTCGAACGCGAAGTACTTGCTCTGGTTGATGACGAGTTCGCCGGCGTCCTTGTCTGTGGCCGGTTCGATGGTGATGTCGGTGTGGGCCGTGTAGTCGCCGATGCTGATGTGCGCGATGCCGGTGATGTGCACGGTGTCGCCGTAGTTGGCGATGTCGCCCTCGTAGTCGCGGTTCACGGCGGAACCGTAGACGAGGTTCTTCTGGAGTTCCAGCAGGATGTTGGCGCTCCACAGTTCGGGAATGAAATTGGTGATGGCCATTTAAGGCCTCCTTCCGTTAGTTGGCTCCGAGCAGGTCCTTCAGTCGCCCGTCCTGTTGGGCTTTGACGATTTCTGCGGGGCTCATGGTTTTCAGGTCGTCTCGGGTGAGCTGACCCTGATGGCGGTCGCCGTCCCGTGTTCCGCTGGGCGGCGTGATGTTCGCACCCGAGGGTGCTTGCTCGGCTTTCCCGAGATAAGGTTTCTGTTCCAGCAGTTCGCCGATGGAGTCGGCGATGGCCTGCGTGTCCACGCCGCCGTCATCCGTGACGGTGAATTTGGACAGGTCGAGGTAGCGCAGGGCGTCGGCCGGGTCGGCGAGCTTGCCGCTGGCTGCGGCGCGGACTTCGGCCTTGAGGATGCGCTGGTTGGCGGCGGCAAGGGCCTCGTCCTTGACGGCCTGCTCCTTCCGGGCGGCCTCGTATTCGGCTTCCTTGCCCTGCAGGGCGGCGATCTGTTTTTCGAGTTCGTCGACCTTGTCGGCCTTGGCGTAGGCTTCGTTCAGTTTCTTTTCGAGGTCGCGGTTGACTTTCCGCTGTCCTTCGAACTTCGACTGCCAATCCTCGCCGCCGGTGTTCTCCGGCTTCTTGGACTCGTTGTCGCCTGTCTGCTGGTTCTGGTTTGCGGGATCCATGTTCTTCCTTTCGATTCGCTGGATCATTGCTGGAAAATCTGGCCGCCGGAGGTGACCCATCGGCGGTATTCGCGTTCGCACTGGGCCGCGATCTCGGGGGTGAGGGGCATGCGGCCATCGTTGGGGTTGCGGCCCTCCAATACGGCCTCGTAGCGGAGCTTCGCGGTCTGCACGCGCTTCTCGGCGGCGGTCAACAGTTCGACGCGCCCCTGCCGGTACGTGTTGTCGTGCAGCCACATGCTTTTGCGGATCTCGGGCACCTTGCCGCGCCAGTCGTTGTCCACGTAGTAGCCGTTGGCCTTCAACGCAGAGATGGTCTTCTCCCGGTCGCCTCCGGTCAGCGAGTAGATGCCGTCGATGGACAGGCGGCGTTTCATTCTCCGTCCAGACTGTTGCGCGTATTGCATGCTGGCCCACCCGTATCGTGTGGTGCCCTCGCTGGTGGTCAGCGCCGTATAGCCTTTTCCCACCCTTTGCATGCCGCGTTTCGAGTTGACGACCTGGTAGATGTCGGCGCCATCGCGGATGGCCTGCGCGTAATTCGCGCCGAAGCGCTTGTCCTGCTCCTCACGGGAGAGGCTTTTGAAACCCTCCATGGGGTCGCTGATCCACCCCTGTTGTTTGGCCATGCCCTGGCTGCAGGGCACGTGGCGGCCGTGGCAGTGCGGGTGGCGCAGGAACCCCTCGTTGAAGCGGAACCACTTGCCGGCCAGCAGCATGCATCGGTCGCAGCAGGTGGCGGATTCGACGCGGATGTAGCCGACCTTGGGACGGCTGGTGATGTCCAGTGACTCCGCCTGGCGGGCGGTGTCCATGACGGCCAGAGAGGTGAGCATTACCAGCAGGTTGCGTCCGTATTCCAATGCCTCCAACGGGGAGCTGCCGGTGCGTATCGCGTGCAGGGCGGCGAACACGGGGGATTGGAAGTAGGATGCGATGTCGAGGCCGGACGGTGCCCAACCGGCGAATGCGTTCGGGTTGGCCAAGGCGTGTGGCGTGATGTAGACGCCCTGTTCGGCGAGCATCATGCCGCTCGCGTCGATGGCTGTCTCCGCCGACTTGGTTTGGATCGTGGAGAACAGGGTGAGGAAGTCGCGGCTTATCGACTTCCACGACGCCTGGATGTTATTGGCGTCGACCCTGTTCCATGTTCTGCGCGCGGCCCTGTCCGCCGCCAGCTCCAACGTCGCCAGCCGTTTCTGACTGTAGGCCAGCACCTGCGATTCGACCGCCATCAGCGCCTCCGATCTGCAGGGCACGGTTCAACGATTCGAGTTCGGGGTCGGCCATCTCGTCGGCGCGCATGCGCATGATGCGCTGCACCTCGTCCGAGCTTTGGCCCATCTGCTCCGCGACCCATTGGATCGGGAAGCCGAGCTGCTTGTATTTGAGCATCGCGTCCGCCATCAGGGTTTCGCTGCGATACTGCGGGGTCGCGAACTGCACCTTGGAGTCGGCGATGATGTCCGCCTCGTCCGTGTCGTTTTCGTAGCGCATGGCGATGCTGCAGATGTCGCGGATGGGGGATTTCAGGAAGCTGATGCGTTCGATGGTCTTGGATACGAGGCCGGCTTCGGCGACCTCGTATCCGGTGGCAGGAACCTCCGCGTTCGTCAGCAGGTAATGGCCGGGGGTGCGTGTTTCGGCGGCGATATGCTCCACCGCTTTTTCGATGACCGGGATGAACACGTTCAGGTTCGAGCTTGACCATTCGCCCAGGTTCACGTTGTCGCCGGTGAACTGGTAGATGCGCTCCAGCACCTGCTTGTCGAGTTCGATGGGCTTCTCGCCGACCTGCTGTCCATCCTCGTTGTAGACGGGCTCGACGAGCGGGTCTCCGCCGAGGATCACACGAGCGGGCAGCGACGCATAATCGAGAGCGTTGAGCAGGTAGGCCCATACGACGTTGACCGTGTCCTGCATCGATTCGACGTGCGCGATGTCGCTGATCGGCGCATTGTCCAATAGCATCTGGTTGCGGAACTCGCGCAGGGGGATCGTGTCCAGACCGGTGGGCTGAGGGTCATTCATCTTCCAGCCGTACACGTCGGGCGGCACGCGCTGGTCGGTCAGATCGAGCATCTTCTTGCGTTCCATGCTGACCGTCCAGCCGGGCAGCATGAGGGTGCCGTACTCCTTGTCGTCGCCCTGCTGGATGAGGAACCCGGCTGACGGCTGGCCGGTGCGCGCATCGTAGATGACTGCGGCGCTGTCCGGGTGCTCGAACGTGATGCGGGCCCTGCCGTCGACCTGCGTGACCAAAGCGAACGCGCGGCCCGTGGTGGTCATCATCAGCGCGGCTTCCTGAAGTCCGCGTTCGAAGTCGTTGCGGTCGAGGCATTTCATGATGCCGGTGCCGAGCTTCACGTCATCATAAGGGACGAAGCCCTTGAACTTGATGCGTTCCACTGGGGCCTGCGCCACGGGGAGGCACCAGTTGTCGGAGAAGTCGGAGAACCGGTCGCTCATGTAGCGCTTGAATTCCTTGGACGCGAACTTGAGCTTGCCGCGTTTGCCCAAGACGTAATCGGTGTGGGTGCCGATGCTGGGTCGACGGAACTGGATCTTATCGGCCAGTCGGTTCGCCAATGAGGACAGTTCCTGCTGGCTGTAGTCCATCAGTACCTCCTTCTGGTCGATGATCCGGTAAGCATGTAATTGTGTTTGCGAGCGCCCCAGCCGGCGGCTCGCGCGTCGCATGCGGCTTCGTGGGCGAGCACGCTGGTCACGGCGGCGTCTATTTTCCTGTTCTGTTGGGGTTTCGCCAGTCCGTAGCGTTCCAGGGTCTTGGCGACCTTTCGCGCGTTCATCATGTGGGTGCGGGTGATGGGGCAGCCGTCCTGTGTGATGCGGTGCGTGGTCAGGTCGGCTTCGAATCGGCGCAATGCCTCGTAGACGGCTCCGATGCGGGAGCTGCCCGACATGCTCCATGGCATGAATTTCTTCGGCCCGTAGGCGCGATCCCATGCTTCTATCTCCGATTCCCATGACAGTTCGTCGCGGAAGCCGGGGTCGCAGTAGGCGCGTTCGATTTTGTAGCGGTCGTTGAGTTCCGCCCATGCTGCGGATACCTCGGCGCGGGGGATGCGGCCGCCCCACTGCTTCGGGTTCCAGATGGTCGCACGCTGGTCGGGCCCGTATCGGGGTGTGAATATCAGCCCGTCGAGGGTCTCCATCTTGATGCATGTCCAGTCGTCGTTCTCCGAACCGTCGAAGCCCGCGCATACGCGCGTGCCTTTTGGCGGGTTCGGCAACCAGAGTTCATGCGCCGGCATAGCAGCTCTCCCACAGTCCGTCTTCGAGCCATGCGCCGCCGCCCTGCACCAGACGGTTCCCGAAGAACCGTTCCGCTTGGGTAGGGTCGGTCTTCATCAGCGCCTTGGCTTCCGATTCGATGGAATTAAGGTCGACCCACGGGGAGCCGCGATACACGTATTCGAGCATCTTCAAGCGTTCGGATTTCAGATTGAAGTCCAACGGCCGGCCGTCGCGGTGACGCAATGATTTCGCGAGATCGGGGTTCCGGTAGAACACGAACACGTCGTCCTCGGCGTTCTCGAACACCTGCTGCGCGTAACTGTCCTCGCCCGGATCCCATGCGTTCGTCCACGCATGTGTGCGGCCGCCCATGCCGGCGGCTCCTCGGCGCTGCGTGGTGGCGACCGCTATCATGCCGTTCGATTTCGTGTACAGGCCGGCCTCGTCCTGTTCGGCGTCCGTGATCGGATTGCCCAGACGGGATTTCGCCGAGGCGGTGACCACGTCGATGCGATCCAAGTCCAAGGCGTCGGCCTCGCCTTCGCGCCCCGGCTGCAGTATGCGGATGAAGGTGTCCCTCACGCGCATGAGCTCCTTGAGCGGGCCCAGCAGGATCGTCGCCACGAGAGGACGGTAGATGTTGCGTACCTGTTCCTCGGAGTTGGCGGTCAGCTGGATGAGCGGCGACGGATGTCGACGGCCTTTCGGCTCGCCCGGATTGTACGGCCACTCCCAGCCGCACGGACAACCGTTGTCAGCGCAACGGTACATGTCGCCTTCTCGCGCCCAGCCATCGAAGATGGTGGGCCCGCAGCCCTCGGCGGCGGTGAAGAACGCCGTGCATGGCCCCTTGCCCCATTTCTGCGGTCCGACGGTCAGCGTCATGCGGTATTCGAATGCCTGGTTGAGTACCATCGGGTTGTCGACGGTGACTTCCTCGGGCGGCACATATGGGGCGTCCTCGCGGATGCGCCAACGGTTCGCCGCCAGCCAGTACTGCCAGTCGGACAGCACCACCGGACGGCCTCGCAACGGGCCGTCAGGCTGCCGGCAGTGACGTTCGATCCATGCGCACACCAGATGCCCCAACGTGGGGAAGTCGATGAGCCATGAATCCTCGTCAGCCATTGCCGCTCATCCGACGCTGGTACACATGCTTCGTCTCGTCCATGGGAGAGCGTTCGGCGGCTGATTCCTGGTTCAGCTCCTTGGCCCTGCGGCGCGTGAACTCCGAATCGACGGGCTTCCGCTCGGCCTCCGCTTCGATTTTCCAGCCTAATGCCTGCAATCCGGCGGCGCTCATGCCGACGCGGTCGGAGATGCGCAGCAGCACGGTCAACGCCGTGGGTGCCGGCGCGATCTCGCATGCGGTGGAAAGCCGCGCGTACAACGCCAGTTCGTGAATCATCCACTTGAACTGGGGCAGATGCCAGGCGCGTGCCTGAGGCAGCTTCCACAGCCACTTCCACTTCTCCGCCTCAAGTTTGCGGACGCGCTCGTCATCGGCGGGCTCCAAGGGCCATTCCGGCGGCTTCATCCGGCACTCGGTGTTCGGCAGGCTCTGCAATGTGTATCCGAGTCTGCGGCTCTTCTCGCTGTTCGGGTCCTTGGCCGGCCCGGAGCGTACTCGTTTACCTCCACTTGGCATGATGTTCACCTCTCGTCATGGCCTTGCGCCCTAGCGACAGATCGACGAGACCGCCCTCGCGGCGGCCCGCCAGCGATGTTTGAACCCTGCGCACCCGACAGACAGCTCACCGGCGGTCCAAGCGGGGTGGTCGTCACCCCACCCCCCCTGGGGTGTTGCCGGCTGTTTTTGTCGTGATGCACAGTGTTCCTGTTTATTGTCTGGTGTTGAAGCCTGCTGGTCTTGTTTTGCCGGTTTTTACATCGTGGCATTGTTTGCATAGGCCTCGTCCGAACTTCGGGTCGTTGGGGTTGAGTCGCATGTCGATGAGTTCGGTTCTTTCGTATGGGTAATGGTCTGCGATTGTGCTTGGATTGCCGCAGAGTCCGTGGTGTTTGCCGCAGCCTCCGCGTCCGGAGTCGCCGGGGCATGTGCAGTATGGGTCTCGTGCGAGCACTTGCCTGCGGAATGATTGGTGCCCCTTGGTGCCGTAGGGGTTATGGCCTCGGGTACGGGCGCGGTCCCGCTGGGCCCGAGCGCAGGCGTCGCATTTGCGTGCCGGCGTCTCGATGAGGTTCGGGCATCCGGGTGTCGAGCAGACTCGCCAGCTCATGTGTGCCTCGCAGTCATTGTGTCCGTTGGCGTGTCTTGGTGTCCCCGGCTTGCATATCTATAGTTATTGTGTTACTATAGATATGTCAGCAGAAAGGAGGTCCGATGAATCCAAAGGATTGGTTCGATGTCATCAACGGCATCATCGCCAACGTCCTCGCCGCGATAGCCATAATCATCGCAATCAGACGAAGACCGAAGCCCAAGAAGTAAAACAGGTTCCGGCTAACCCTACTAGCCGGAACCTCCCCGCCAATCCTATCTCATCGGAAACACATCATGAGAACATCACTGATTTTCGGAATCGTGGCCCTGACGTTCGGAGCCATGGCCTTGGGCGGCGCGCTATCCGACAGCCCGATAGTATCTGGCGGCTTCGGTCTCGCGGCCGGAATCATGGGCCTTGCGGCCGGAATCATCAACGGCAAGGAAGGCAACAATGACGACTGAATACCTCGGCGTCAAACAGGTCGCCGAACGCCTCGGCATCACCAGCGGCGGCCTGCTCAACCTCAAACTCCCCGAACCCGACGCGACCATAGGCCGCACTCGGGGCTGGTTGCCTGAGACCATCGATGAATGGAACGCTCAACGTCCGGGACGTGGTGTCGGAGGGGGGAGACCACGCAAAAACAAAGCATAGATACGCGAAAACCCAGCCACATGAGCTGGGTTTTTCGATACTAATCCACTGACATTATGCGGTCACAGTCAGCTCTTTGTCAAGTCCGCCACTGATGACGAGCCGGTAGACGCTGCTGTATGAAATGCCTTGGGGCGTGACATCAAGCTTGCCTCGGGATTTCCACACGGTGAGCGTATGCCTTTTGACGGTGATTCCCGCGTCCGTGAACACCTTGGCTATCTCAGCCGCAGACCCGCGCCTGGAATCATCCCAACACAACGTCTTGAGCCTACGCAGTTTAACCGTCTGCGCTCGCTGTTCCCTCCCGCAGACCGGGCATGTCACCCACTGGTCTGCTGCCCCAGCGGTGAGCATGGTCTCGCATAGTTCGCAGGTTCCTATCTCGCGGGGTTGCTCCGGCGGGTCCAGCGCAGCATCGACTTTGCGTGCGATGCCGTCAACGACGTGCATGTAGAAGCCCACGTCCGCGAACGTGGCGAGCCTGGGGTGGCCTGCGCATGCGATGAGCGTGGCCTTCAGATCCTCGTTGCGTTTGTCTTTGCGCCAGTCCAAGGCATCGATTCCGTCGAGGCAACGCCATAGTTCACGGGCCGTGGCGTCGAGCATGTCGATCAGGTCGAGCACGTCGAGCCTGATTGGAGTCGGGGGAGTGGCGGTCTGGATTCGCGTGGGCGAATGCCCGCCCGGATGCAGGGTCGCGTCCAACGAGTCATGCAACGGCGTGACGTCGCGCGCCAGTCGCAGGAGCGTGCCGGCGAAACGCAGTTCGCATGACTCGCACAGTGAATATCCCTCTTCGGTTATCGTTTTGCAGTTCTGGCAGTTCACGAATCCCCTCCACGTCGGCTACACTGGTTGTTTGCAGACATGCCCTCCGCCGTTGGTGGAGGGTTTCGTTATTTCAGAACAGCGGAATGTCCTCATAGCCGGTATCGGATGGAGCCGGCTTGGTTTCCCGTGGTTAGCTGCCGATGACGGCTATGACTTCGGGCAGAGGGATGTTGAGCTGGCCTGCTATTTCAAGCGCGGTGTAGCCGTTGCGATGCATGCGTTGGACTTGCTCCTGTCTTGTCCTGCCGGTCATGATTCCGCTGTCCTTTCTTTGCATGGTTTCCGTGTCTCCTTGAGGACGTTGATGGATTTGAATGCGCCCGTGTAGAGGCTGATTGTCTTGTCTATTGGGTCGGGTCGGAAGATGTCGGTGAAGAAGTCGCTGTCCTGGATCGTCCAGTAGCCGTAGGCGCGCGGGAAGTATTTGAGCCAGCCATCCAGCGTCTGTCCGCTGTTGGTGATGGCGATGAACCGATGCAGGTCCAGCTCCCATGGCTTGGCATGCCGCCAGTCGATGCTTTCGCTCACGTTCATTCCTCCGGCTCCTGTGATTCGTTGTAGAAGTCTTTGGGAGTGATGGTCACGCTGATCTGGCATCCGGCGGCGAGCGCCGCGTCGATGATGTCGGTGAGGGTTGTGTTCTCGTTCATTGTTGTTCCTTCGTTTTCATGGCGTTGACGGCTGCGAGCGCCTTTTTGGCCGCGTGTAGCCATGCCTGTTTGGAGACTTCGCTGCAGTCGTCCCAGTTGGTGGGGCCGGGGGTGCCCTGGAAGAATCCTCGGGCGCAGGTCTCGATTTCCTCGTCCGTGGGCTCATTCGAGTTGATGTGGGTTTCGATGCTGATGGCCAGAGTGAGCGCCGCGTCATAGCCAGCCTGGTAGCCGAGCACAAACGCCTCGGCCGCCGACTCGTTGCCTAGTCCGGCGTCGGCGAGCGCCGTGAGGGCTTGTTGGGTGAGGTCACTCATCGTCGTCCTCCACGATGGTCGGCATGCCAGTGGTCTCGTACATGGTTTTGACCACTGCCTTGAGGTTGCGGCGGTCCTTATCCGCTTGCTGGAAACGGTGCAGGATGCTCACGCCCTCCAGCACGCAGGCGCTCGCGAGCGCCTGTTCGAGTTGGTCTTGCGTCCAGATTCGTGCCGTGCAGCTCATAGTGGGCTCCTTCGTGGTGTGCAATGTTCGCGGGCTGGTTGGTCGTCCTCCATCCATTGGTCTTGCTCGTCAAGCCAGTGTTTGACACAGCGGGTGTGATGGTCGGGCACGGGTTTGCGGCAGATGATGCAGCGTGGCTTCATGACCGGTCCTCCTTTGCCGCGAGCGCCGGTGGCGTCATGAGTGTGAGGTAGTGCCGGTATTCGTTGATGTCCCGGTCCAAACAGTCGTGGACGCGGTGCGTGGGTTTCTCCCTGTGTGTGTAGGGGTCTCGGCCGAGTGACTTGGCAGTGAGCCTCAGCGTGGTCAGGTCGAGTGCCCGGTAGGAGAGTAGGTTGTCGATGCGTTCCACGGGTTCGCAGAATCTGAGGATCATGGGCAGGTCGAAGCGTTGGATGTTCGTTCCCGCCGGGTGCAGCGTGTACATGCCGTTCATGTCCTTGACGAATCTCACGGTTTCCAGTGCGATTGCCTCGGGTGAGCAGTGGGTGGGGTCGCTGGTCTCGCATTGGGCGAGCAGCCCGTTGTTCAGATGCAGGTCGAGGGCGGGCAGTTGCGCGGAGAGCATGGTCTCCCGGCTGATGTGGACGACCGCTTCGAGGCGTGCGTGCTCGCGCATCGCGTCCATGCTGGTGCAGCGCAGGCCGATCTCCAGTATCGAACACTTGTTCGTATCCAATCCGGTGGTCTCCACGTCCATCCACAGCAGGGCATCGGGTTTCTCGGGGCTCATAGTTCCTCCCCGTGGTCGGCGAGCGCATCCTGTATGGCCTCGCGGATGATCCGGTGTTCCGCGAGGGTGAAGCCTTGCGGGATGATGATGGTGCGGGTGCCCACCGGGGTGTCTGGCGGGATGAGCATGGTCACGCTGGTGCCGTCCTCGCGGGTGAAGTCCACGTTGTCGATTTCGCCGGTCACGCAGGCCGTGTTGGTGGTGTTGGTCATGGTTGTTCCTTTCGGTTGATGGTGGGATGTTCGGGCATGCCCTCGGGTGGCGGACAGTGCGTCCATTGGCCGTCGGCGTCGAGCAGCATCCAGCCGCGCCGGCAGCTGTACACGGGCACCGTGCTGGGTGCCGGGTCGTAGCTTCTGAGCAGGTATCCCAACGCCCTGGCCTCGATGGGATGCCGGTGAATCCACCCATGGCATCCGGTGCTGTTGTCCACGCCGCACACGGTGACGATGTTCGACGCCGCGTGCCGTTCGGGGTCTCCGTACGTCTGGCTGCGGCGTTTCCTGTGGTGATGGCTCATGCCGGGCCATTCGCCCGCACGCAGGTACCGGTCGCACACAATGCACCGATGGCGCTCGCGGCCTTCCACGAGCCTGAGGGTCTGGCTGCTGGGCTTGTCGCTCATGATGCTTGGCTTCTTTCGTTGATTTCGTTTACGAGCCGTCGGGCGACGGTCTCCGGCTCCTCGCCGGTTTTGACGTGGGCCCAGAACGTCTGTTCGACGCTGTCCGTCCATGCCCCTGCCGGCACGAGGCTGATGGCGTGCTGTTGGAGCCATTGGCGGGTGATGCCGCCCCATTCGGTGCGGTTGGGTTTGCTGCGCAGGTGGTCGACGTATTGGCCGTTGCGTAGCCATCGGCTCATTTTGGGCGCGTATCGGGGTTGGTCCACGGTTTTGGCGTAGCTGATGACGGCGCCGATGAGGTCTTTGGGCTGGCATGGCGGCAGGCCGTCCAGGCCTTGGGTGGCGGCGTGGAACGCGGTTTCGGCTTCCTTGCGGCTGCCGGTGTGGCTTGGGTAGGCGTTCCACGCCGTGGTGAACGGGTCGGCGAGCATCCGGTCTTCGAGCTGGGCCAGGGGCACCCGGTTCGGTTCTGCTTCGGTTTTCGGCGCGGAGGGGTTAGGGGAGGAAATAGGTATGGTTTGGTTAGGTATGGTAGTGCTTGCGTTTTGCTTCCCTGATGTTGAAGCAGTCTGCTTCGCGTCTGCTTCGTTCTGCTTCACGTTGGTTGAAGCAGTCTGCTTCGTTTCATCGGAAGCGTTCTGCTTCGCCTTTGCTTCGGCTTTCGCTTGTCTTGCAAGGCCTGATGCTTTTCCTCCCGCATGTCCGGCGTTGACTTTCTTGTTGTGAAGTTCGGCCGCTTCCTCCGGGGTCAATGGCTTTTTCTGGTTCTTGAAGCTTCCGAACACGGCCAATCCGCGACGGGTCACGACCGTGTATACGCCCTCGGACACTTCTTCGAAGAGCCCGTTTGCCACGAGTTCGCGCACGAGACGCAACGTTCCGCCCACGTTCTTGACCCTTTTCAGGTCGAAAGTGCCGTCGAACTCATCGGGTCTTGTGTACATCTGGTGGTCGCACCACGTCACCATCGTCACGTACAGGCCGCGCGCGGCCATGCCGCTGTCCTGCACGTTCGGGTCGAACGCGAAGGTGCTGTCGACACTCACCGACATGACACACCTCCCAACCGTGCGATAATCGACGCATGAGCAACGAGGAAAAAACCCGGTACAGCATGTGCGCCTCGATTGATTTCGAACAGCTCACCTATGGCGAGCTGCGTCGTTTCGTGGAATTTACCGCAGATCGCGCGGATGACGAGTTCGTCCCTCTTGACGAGCGCAGCGGAGAGGCTACGGGCTTCATGGATTACATCGACGCCGAACGCATCAATCCCGCCCGTTCGGGCGAATCCGAGGAATAGCAAACGCCTTCCCCTTCCAAGAGCCACGCCGCAAGGCGTGGCTCTTTTGCTTGGCATGGGATTCCACGTCATAATCACTCCGCCTCTTCGTCCTCGGCGGGCAGATATTCGCCTTCGAGCGCCTTGGTCTCCTCATCTGAGATGGGGTATCCGAGGTCTTCGAGCGCCCGATAGTAGGCCTGGGCGATGGTGATGTCGTCCTTGTCTGCCCACGTGCTGTGGTCGATGATGGCTTCCATTTGGGCGCACAGGATGAGCAGGAGCTCACGGTTCGCGGCCCCCTCCACGTTCTGACGGCGATGCAGTTCCGTGAGGTTCTGCTCGCAGTAGAGGTCCACGTCGCCGTCCTCGATGACCGGCAACGGCGAGGTGGTCAGCGCGTTGTAGGCGTCGAGCACCCTCTCGTCGTTGTCCCACCTGCGGCTGGCGATGAGGCCAGAATAGCCGTCGGTGCCGGTCAGGACGAGCAGGCTCAAACGGGTGTTGGCTTTGCGCAGTTGTCCGCCGTTGAACCGGGTGGCGTGCTCCCTGATCCAGACGAGACGCAATTGCGCGGCATCATGCTCGAAGCGTTTCCGCCGGTCCAACCGTTCCTCGGCCAAGGCGTTCTCGCGTTCACGGGCCGCGTCCCTGGCATCGCGTTCGGCGATCTGCGCGGCGCTCATGCGAGGGAACGCATACACCGTGGTGTCGGCGACGCGCACCACGGGCCCGTCCGTCGGATGCTTCACCCGCCACTGCTTCCACCAGTCGGCCAGATCCTCGGGCCGGCCATGGAACGTATCGCAGAACCCGCATCCATCCGGTATCGACCACACGGAACCGGATTCAGGCTCTTCCACCGGCACTTGCAGCTCGAGGAACACGGCACGCACTGCCACACGCCACGCCTCGGCCTTCAACCGTTGACGCAGCTGATTGGCCTTCCACGCCCAATTGTTCGACCCGGCCTGCGAAGCCAGCTCCCTCATCATGTCGGGATGCTCCTCGAACTCCGCCAACTCATCCAACTGGGCCAGAGACAACTGCGCGAACGCCTTCGACCCGGAACGCACATCAGCCGGAATCCGAGCGATCCGCAACCGGCCACGCACGAACGACTCGCTACGACCCGTCTTCGACGCCAACTCACCCACGTTCACGCCCAGGTCAAGCAGACCCTGATACCCGTCAGCCTCCTCCAACGGCGTCAAATCGGAACGCTGGCAATTCTCCACCAGCATCAGCTCGCGTTCGGTCTTCGCATCCAACTCACGCACCACACACGGCACAGACTCCAAACCAGCCAACTTGCACGCCGCCAAACGACGATGACCGATCACCACACGAAACAGGCGCTCGCCGTGCTCCTCGTGGTCGGGTGTGACCACGAGCGCCTGCTGCAGGCCCTGTTCCTTGATGCTGTCGGCGAGTTCGGTGACATCGCCCACGTCCCTGCGGGGATTGTTCGGGTTCGGGATGAGGTTCTTTACGTTGATGTCGATGATGCTGATAGCCAACTGATCGGGTCACTGCTCCTTGATAGACGTGCTGAGATTCTGATGTGCGGGCAGGTGCGGCAGACGCTTCCTGCGACGGCGTTGGCGCTCATGCTCCAATTGCTGGCGTCCGTGCTTGCGTTTTGCCACGGTTCACCCCTCCTTGATCTCACCGGTATCCGGATCCACATCCCCACCCGAAGTGGGCAAATCACGCCACGGATCCAACAGACTGCGCTCGATATCCGCCTTCACCACGCGCTCGCGGGCCTCGACCGGATAGTTGATGAGGTCGTTGACCGCGTTGGCGGCGTCGAAGATGTGCTGCGAGAGATCGCAGGCGTCGTACAGGGCGTCGGTGATGGGGTCGATGTTCTTGTATTTCTCGATGTATTCGTCCTTGGTGGCCAGGTCGAGCATCTTGCTGGCCGCGATGCGGAACGCGGCCGCGGCGTCCTTCATGCGTGATGCCTTGGCGGTCAGGGCGAGCAGCATGAGCGGTGTGATTTCGTCGGGAATCAAGGCGTCCTGCACGCCATCGGTCTTTTTCTTTCGTGACATTGAATCTCCTTAGAATTCAGGGTCGGAATCGTTTGACGGGAAATCGGTGGAAGCGCCGAAGCCCGAGCCCGGCGTTGCGGGCATCGTTTGGGCCCACGGGTCGCCTTGCTACACGCCCGGCTCCACAGGCGACGCGGGAGCCTGCGATTGCGCCGGTGCGGGAGACTGCGGCTGTCTGTTCTGCCAGCCGTTCTGCGCGGGTCCTCGGTTGGGGGTCGCCGTACGTGCTGCCGCCCGCGTAGCCGCCTCCGGCCTGCACGCGCGTGACCTGCGCCGTCGCACGGGTCAACGCGGGCCCGATCTCCTCCAACCGCATCTCGGTCACCGTGCGCTGAGAGCCGTCCTGCGCCTGATACGAGCGTTGCTGGAGACGCCCGCTGGCGATGACCCTCATGCCCTTGGCCAGGGTGGCCACGATGTTCGACGCGAGCTTCTGCCTTTGGCTGTCCCATGCGGAGCAGTTCATGAACAGCGTGTCCCCGTCCTCCCACTGGTTCGATTGGCGGTTGAACTGGCGGGTGCTCGATGCGATGGTCAGGTTCGCGACCGTGCTGCCGTTGCCCAGGGTGCGCAGCTCGGGGTCGCGCGCCAGGTTGCCGATGATCGTGAGCATGGTCTCGCCGGCCATCACGCCTCACCGTCCAACGCGCGCAGCAACTCCACCGCCGCGCCTCGCACCTCGTCCGCCAAATCGAACAGCTCCCAGTCGGCGTCGTCCATCACGCCGTCCGCGAGCATGGAAGCGGCGCCGTACGCCTCATGCGCGAGTTCACGTCGCGCATCGGCCAGCTCGGCCTCCACATCGGACGTCTTGGATTGTGCGGGCGGTGCCGGCGGCTGGGCGAAGGCGCGCACCAATATCACGTCGTTGGCCTTCAGCGCTTCGGCGAGCATCGCCTCCAACACTGGCAATGAGGGCTTGTTCGGCCCCGCGTCCAACGCCAGCAGCAGGCTCTCCGCCACATCCGCCGCATTGGATCGCTCCGGTTTTTCCTTGGTCTCACTCAATTCGGTTTTCCTCCTCTGTAATCGGCTTTGGACGCGTATTCCACCAGCGCGCTCACTTTCCTGTTTTGACGGTCCACGTCCACCTGCTCCGCGTAGGGCAGCAGGTAGATGTACGGGTTGGCCGTCTGGCTGTTGCGGTCGCATATCCTGTCCCAGAACTCCTCGATCAGGTCGGCCGGAGGCCATGACATGCCCTCATCGGTGATGGGGCACCACATCTCTATGCGGCCACTGTCTGCTGCTGGAGCCCGTTCTGTTCTCCCCAGGCGATCACCTCCCTGACCGGGTAGGCGACGCGGCGGGTATCGCGTTTGCGGTGCTCGCGTTTGCCGCCGAGCTTGACGAATTTCGGGCCTTCGCCCCGGTATCTCCATACGCCGAGCGTGCCCACGGTGGGCGAACCCCCGAAATAGGCGCTCACCTTGTCTGCCTTCCAGTAGGCGACGCCGTCCTGGACGATGTCGGGCGGAATCATGGCGCTCATGGTGGTATCCTTTCTCCTGTAGCTGTTTTGCTTCGCCCACGTTGCCGCGTGGGCTTTTTCTTTCCCCGAAGGGCGTGGACCGTGCCGAATCGAACGGCTTCCCGCTGTTTGCCGCGCGTACATGACACCGCGATCTCCAGCGGGGGCGAACCTGCCGGCCCCGTGCGCCGCACCCGCTGGGGATGGGGTGCGACGCGAATGGTGTTAGCGACTGTCCTTGTCGATTGCCGGGGAAGGAAAGAATAGGAACCCCGGCAAGCCTTTATTCGACTCCCGCCTCGCTCAAAACGAGGCACAGGAGCCGCAATGGCACGAAACCGAATCCCATAAGGGAGGTGATGCCATTGCCGATGGGATGCGCGCAACCGGCGTGAGACATCACCCAGCCGATGCAGCAGGCGAACACCACGGCCCAGAGAATCAACCGGACCGTGAAGCCACGAGACAGTTCGTCGGGCTCGGGCCTCCTGTAGCCGCTCGCGTGCTGTCCGTAATCCTCGGCGTTCATCGTCCGGCCTCCGCATCGAGGATTCGACGGGCCAGGGCCACGAGCTCGCTGTGCGGGCCGCGCCACACCGCGTCCGTGATGCCCATGTCACCCAGACGCAATTCATCGATGCCATGGCTGAGAGCCTGATAGGAAAGGGGACGGTTCCCGTCCTCAGGGTTTGCGATGGTGAGTTTCTCGCTCATTGGTTTTTCCTTTTTTCGTGTTGGATCACCTCCCCCTAAGCTGGATATTGCGTACTACCAGCAATGAGAGGAGGTGAAAAAATGGACAACAGGACCAAGAACTATGTCGAGGTTGACGGCAATGTCCTTCCGGGGTCTCTTCGCGGTGTCATCGAACTGTTCGATGAAATCGTGGAGACGATAAAGGGATTGAAGCCCGGTGAGCGGAAAGTGGTGTACTTCGAGCTCGTTGAGAATAAATCGCTTGATCTGCCGGGAGGCACGATAGCCATCGCTCTGCACTCGGAATCATCCGTATCCGTCGTGGTCAATGATGATGGCTCCGATGAATACAAGAACTTCCAGAAACGCGTTTCTCAGAAGTAGGTTCGCGGACGTTCCGGGCAAACGAGGGTGTTCCATAATGTGCTTCGGCGTAACGGGACACCCTTCTGATTTCCCGGCGATTGTGGAGCTCCACAATCAGCAGGATGAACGAAACCACGAGATTGGTTGATGCGGCTGCGACACTGATGAACACAGTCATCACTTCACCTCGCTTTCGGCGAGCGCCGGAATGGTTGCGGTGCGGATGGGACGATGGGACGCATGATGCGGTAGATTCATCATGAATGCTCCTATGAGAAAGAAGTCGATGATGGTCACATGGTTGTGGAATCTGATACAGGGGGATTTCGCGCAGAACCCGACAGCCTGGATGGGCTTGGCGATCACGGTTCTGGGAATCGTGCTCTCCCCGGTGGCGTGGTTCACGTCCAAATGTCTGGAGGGCAAAGCCGCGAAACGTGAGGCCAAGGATGCGCAGGAGAAGTTCGATGCCCAGCTTGAGGTGCTCAAAGGCCAATTGAAGGCCGCGAATGATTCGGCGGATGCGCTTCGCGCGCAGGTCAAGACGGTTGAGGATTCAGCCGATGCGTTGCGTGGACAGCTTGCCGCGCAGCGTACGCAGGCCCGGTTGGCCGAGGAGACCGCCAGTGTCCCGAAGTGGGACATATACCAAGTGCAGAACCTCAAGTATGCCGTCGCGAACGAGAACGCCTTTGATGCCCATGACGTTCGGGTGGTGCTTTCGAGCGGCAAGGAATACGAGCTGGGGAACATATCCAAGGGATCGTCCATCGGGTTCATGTTCATGGAGAAGGCGATTATGTGCGAGGACGGGTATGCCGACATCAGAATCACCTGGTCCCTTCCGGGTGAATCCGGGGAGCGTCATTCGGTGACGAAGCCGTCTCCTCAGTATCTGCACTGAACAAGGCGGCAAGCACATTATCGTCAATTCGCACGATTTTCCGATAGGAAATGATTTGCGGGCCGATTCCCGGGTATGTCTCGATACGCACCGGGTCGTCCGACATGTTCGCCAGAGTGTTTTCCGGTTCGTTGACGAGCGCGGCAAAACGGTGAATCTGATCGTTGTTCATTGAACGTAGTTCCACGACGGAGATGTCATTGCCCATCACTTCACCTCTCTTTCGGCGAGCGCTGGAACGTCTTTGGTGAATTGTGGCGGCAGGAGTTCCGACGGGGATTCTCCGATGGCTTCGGCGAGCGCAAGGATGTCATCAAGGTCGAAGCCTCGGTACCCCTTGAGCTTGCTGTTGAGACTGGAGTAGGGCATGCCAGACTTCTCCGACACGAATCGCTTCGTCATGCCTTTTTCGCGAATTTTTTCATCGACACGATTGCCGACCCATGCATTAACATTGCTCATGTGAGCAACGCTATAGCCAAGTTCGATTACTGTCAATGCCGGCGTGTCACAAATGTGCAATCATGTTGCAAATTATGAATTGCAATTGCCTTATATGAGATGTAAAGTACTCACATGAGCAAGATTCAAGATGAACGAAGCCATCGCTTTTCCCAGTTAATTGGGTTAGAGCTAAAGGCAAGCTTTGCGCGCCATGAGACATCCCAGGCCGATGTCGCTGAAAAATTAGGACATTCGAAGTCAGGGTACTCCCGTTGGCTGAACGCCAAGCCGTCAATGCCGATGGAAGCGCTCATCAACACCTGCGAACTGCTCGGCGTAGACCCGCGCGAAGTCTTCAACGCAGCCTACCGGCGACTTATCGAGGAAATGGGAGAATGCAAGACTGCGCTCGCCAGCGAGCGCCTTGTTGATGATGAGCAGGCGCGAATAGACGAAACACTCAAGAAACTCCATCGAGGAGACATGGACATCGTTGCCCTGGAAGACGAACACAAGTATGACGGTGATGGGGACGAACCAGCGTAATTCCCTCGAATTCGAGGGAATCGGAAAAAGGGGGTCGATTTTGACCCTGTTTAAAGTCATCGAATTCGACACGTTTTAGAGAAAGAGGTTTTGAATCATGGATGATTCAAATAACCAGCAGGCCGAGATAGTCCTGTACCAGGCGGACGGGCGCAACGTGCCCGTGCAGGTGTCGTACTGGGGCGACACGTTCTGGATGCCACAGTCCGGCATGGCAGAATTGTTTGACACCAGCCAGCAGAACGTAAGTCTGCATCTGAAAAACATCTATGAAACGGGCGAGCTGCAGGAAGAATCAACTCACAAGGATTTCTTGTCAGTTCGACAAGAAGGCAGTCGCAACGTCAGACGCACCGTCGCCTTCTACAATCTCGATGCGATCATAGCGGTCGGCTACCGTGTCAACAGCAAGCAGGCCACCCAGTTCCGCATCTGGGCCACCGGCGTGCTCAGGGAATACGTCATCAAGGGGTTCGCCTTGAACGACGACATGCTCAAGAACGGGCGACCGTTCGGCCAGGACTACTTCCACGAACTGCTCCAACGTGTCCGCGACATCCGCGCCAGCGAGAAACGCTTCTACGTGCAGATCTGCGAGGTGTTCCAGGAAATCTGCACCGACTACGACAAGGACGCGCCCATCGTGCGCACCTTTTACAAGAACGTGCAGAACCGGTTCCACTACGCCGTCACCCAGCACACCGCACCCGAAATCATCCACGAACGCGCCGACGCCGGCAAGCCCCACATGGGACTCACCACATGGAAGGACGCGCCGGACGGGCGCATTCACTCGTCCGACGTGACCATCGCCAAGAACTATCTCAGCGAGGACGAGATCAACAAGCTCAACCGGCTGTCCAGCGGGTTCCTCGACATGATCGAAAGCCGCATCGAGAACATGCAGACCACCACCATGAGCGAATGCCTGCAACTCGTCAACACCTACATCCAACTGACCGGAGGCCCGCTCATGCCCGACATCGGCAAGGTCACCCGCAAACAGGCCGACGTGAAAGCCCGGGCCGAACTCGCACGATACAACCAGTCAAGCCCCGACCAATTGTCCGACTTCGAGAAGTTCGCCAGAGGATTGGACCAGAAATGACCGGCCTGCCGTTGTCGCCGCGCATGAGCTACGGGCAGATGCGCATGGCCCTGTACACTGTCGCACCCGACCTGCACGTGGCCAGCGCCCGCCTGCCCGGCAAGCTCGACGGCCTATACTGCCTCGCCACGAACACGGTGCTCATCGACCGGCGCATCACCTACACGCGCAAACGCTGCGCCCTCGTCCACGAGCTCGTCCACTGGCAACACGGAGACGACACCAGCAACGGTTGCCGCGGCGGCAAACTCGAGCAGCGCTGCCGACGTGAGACCGCCATGCTGCTTATCAACCCATCCGAATACGCATTGGCCGAGCGCATATACGGCGGTAACCCATATCAGATGGCCGCCGAACTCAACGTGACCGTACAAGTCATAGAAGATTACAAGAACTGGCTGCACGACAGTGTGGCCGCCTAGAAGAAAGAAGAGAACCGTGACCGAGCCAACCCCCATGCAGGCACAGCAGCCGCCGGCAACGCAGGATAGCCAGCCCGCAGCAGCACCATCCGCGCCAACGCCGGCACCGAAGAAGAAGCTCCCAACGGCGGCCGTCATCGCCATCGCCGCAGCCATAGGACTGGTCGTGGGACTAGCCGGCGGACTCGGAGGCATGTACCTGTACGCCACGCCCATCATCAACCAGCAGAAGTCGGACATCCAAGACCTCAATACATCATTGGACTCCGTCAAAGCGCAGCTAGCCGACGCGAACGAAAAACTCAACCCCCAGGAAGATCCCAACGACACGGGATCCAACACCGACGCTTCGGGCACGGGGGAGACCGCCGTCAGCGGCGGCGTCGAAATGAAGGTCCTCGAAGCCGGCGAACAGCCCACCATCAGCTTCGACACATGCGGCGACGGATGCAGCAACGGCCAATACGGGCCAAAGACACCGGACGCGAACACCAAGTACTGGGTGGCCAAGGTGGAGGTCACGAACAACACCAGCAGTCCGATGGACATCACTTGCAGCTACCCCTATGAGATAGTCGCGTTGAACTCGAAGAACCAGAAATACACGCCCATCAAGAATCTGTATCAGGTCGAAGGCAACCCCGAGTGCAACGCCCAGCTCCAGCCGGGATTGACCAGCACGGTCACCTATCCGTTCCAGGTTCCATTGGACGCGAAGATGGTTGCCATAGCATTCCGCGACGTCGGAGACGTGTATTCCGGCACCGGCGGGGAGGACAACTACTCCTATATAGTCACCGACCCGAATTACGTGGTCAATCGATAGAAAAAGAATTGCCCTGTCGATCTGGAACATCGGCAGGGCGTGTGAAACATCGACCAGCTTGCTTAATTGGAAAGGAGGATGCTTCGCCTCCCCATCATAGCCGATAGGCCTGGCGGAGCTATACCCGAAATGTCAGAAGAACGCGAGTGTGCTGCCGAAGTAGTTTCCGCGCTCCTGCGGGGTAAACTCCAGGGACAGCAGATGGTATTCCGGGTCGTCGGGATCCGGCCCCTCGTCCATGAATCCGAATCGTGTGAACAGGTCCATGCTGGGCTTGTTGCGCGGATCCACCTGGGTGAGCACGAGTGGCGTGCGGTTGAAACGCCAGGCATCGTCACGCAGGCGCACGATAACCGAGGAGAGCAGAGTGTCTCCGAGATGTGTGCCACGCACCTTCAAAGCGGTGGCGATATACGAGATCTGGTAGACGCCCTCATGCTCATCGGTCGTTTCCACGGCTACGCCGTATTCGCAGAAGCCGACCACGTCATCATGCAGGGGAATATCTCCGGATACGACAAGAAGCGTGCGCATGATCCCCTTCGGGGTCTTGCGCACGCTGAGGTCACGTATGTAGCGTTGCGGGTCCATCGCCCATTCGGGGCCTCCAGGTTCACAGCACAGGAACTGCCTGAGGGCCGTCTGATGGTCTCTGGAGCATTCGCGCTCAATGACGAGCTTCAGACCCATCGATGGTTTCCTTCCGGGCCTTTGCCCTGCGTTCCATGTAATGGCGGGCGCTGCGGGTCAGCTTCATCCATTTCTCGTCCACGGCGTTGCGTGGCTTGCCGTCCTCGGGCGGCACGTATGCCGGAATCGGCTTCACGCCGGTATCGGTCATGGTCATGGCCGTCTCCTTTCCGATTTTGGCGTAAAGAGAATATTTTATTAATTTCCCTGTTATCCGTCAAATCTCATTAAAACACATTAATACCAGTTAAAACACGTTAAAACCGAAAACAAGTATGAGCGAGTGAAAAAATCATGGCGAACATCACCAGATACAGGACGGCCAAAGGCGAAAACAGGTATCGAGTCCGCTATCGGAAACCCGACGGCACGCAAACCGACAAGAGGGGCTTCCGCCGCAAGATTGACGCGGAGACGTGGGCTGCGGAACACGTCACCATAGCCAAGGCCACCGGCAGCTACATCGACCCGGAAGGCGGCAAACAACGCATAGGCACGCTGCATGACCAGTGGATTGCCGAAAAGAAGCCGTTTTGGAAGGCGACTTCGGGTTCCAACATGGACAGCGCATGGAAATGCCACTGCGAGGCCAAATGGGCAGAACGGCAGATAGGCAGCATCACACACGCCGAAGTCCAGGCATGGGTCGGAAGCATAATCGATAAGTCCGGCGCACCATCCGTCAGCCGCCCATACCAGATCATGCAGGGCATATGCAGCATGGCTGTGCGGGACAAGCTCATCTCCTCCAACCCGTGCGACGGCATCGAACTGCCGAGACTCCCCAAACGCAAGGATCGCCGCATCTACCTGACCATTACCAGACTGCTGGCACTCGCCAACGAAGCGTCGAACTGCCGGAAGCTGGGAGAGGAGCGCCGGGCGCTCATACTGCTATTGGGCTTCTGCGGGCTGAGATGGGGCGAAGCGGCCGGATTACAAAGACGCGATCTCGACTTCGACGCCGGCATACTGCACGTGCGCCGCAACCTCGTATACGTCAACGCCAAATGGGCCGAGGGCACCCCGAAGAACCACGAACGCCGTGACGTGCCCATGCCCCGCATAGTCATGGACGCGCTCAAACCGATATGCGAGCAACGCGAACACGAGGAGCGCGTGTTCCGTGACGTGCGTGGAGGCCCTATCCGCAAGCAGAGCCTCGCCCGCGAGACGGGATGGTGGACGCACACGCTCACCCGTCTGGGCTGGAAGCGGGACGATTGGCCGGTGCCTCACGACCTGCGTCACACCGCCGCCTCGTTGGCCGTGCATGCGGGCGCGAACGTCAAGGCCCTGCAGAGGATGCTGGGCCACAAGAACGCGAGCATGACGTTGGACGTGTACGCGGATCTGTTCGACAGCGACCTTATGGACGTGGCCCGTCTGCT